AGTCGTGGACAGGAATTACAGCCACAACGACAACTTGGACTCAAATATCTAGTGGAACAGAACAATGGCAATAAGCAGAATATCATTTGGGGAATGGACACCAGATCAGCCAGGTCTTACTAATGGACTGCGTAGGGCAGAGAATGTCTATCCTAAACTTGTCGGCTATGGTGCTATTCCTATTGCTGTAGATTACTCGGCATCAGCATCCGAGAACCTTAACAATGTGGTAGCAGGCAAGACAACAGCAGGAGCTACGACTGTATTTGCTGGTGGCTCTACAAAACTATTTAAATTAGATTCTGGTGATTTGTCTTTAGACAATGTATCAAAATCAGGAAACTATACAACCCCTACCGATCAGCGTTTTAGATTTACGCAGTTTGGTAATGTAATTGTTGCAGCTAATGGTTTCGATAGATTACAGGGATTTAACTTAAACAGTTCTTCTTTGTTTGCAAACCTTGCAGCAGATGCACCAGAAGCACGATATGTAACTGTAGTGCGCGACTTTGTAGTGTCTGGCTATCAATCAAGCTATCCAAACAGAGTGCAATGGTCAGCATTAGGCGATGAGTCTTCTTGGACTACATCAGCAACAACTCAAGCAGACTTTCAGGATATTCCCGATGGTGGCTCTGTAGTCGGTGTAACAGGTGGTGAGTTTGGTCTAATCTTTATGGATCGAGCAATCCATCGGATGTCTTATATTGGCAGTCCTTTAGTCTTTCAGTTCGACAATATTAGTCGTAACTTAGGATGTTATGAGGCTAACTCTATTATTCAGTATGGTGGCACAGCGTTCTTCTTGGGCGATGATGGCTTTTATGCTTGTGATGGACAGAATGTAATTCCTATTGGTAGCGAAAAAGTAAACCGATTCTTTTTTGATAATGTAGATGAAGGTACTTTGTACCTCATGTCGGCAGCAGTAGATCCAATTAAGAAACTTATTATTTGGGCATACGCATCCAATAGTTCTGCTACACCTGATAGTCTACTTATTTACAACTATCAGACTCAAAAATGGTCTAGCGGTACTACTTCTGTAGACAGAATAGCATCTACCTCTACTCCTGCGGTTACTTTAGAGGGCATGGATACCTACGGAACATTAGAAACTATCCTTACTAGCTTTGATAGCAGACTTTGGCTTGGTGGAAAACTACAGTTAGCTGGTGTAGATGGTGCAAAGATTGTTACTTTTACAGGTGCTAATGCTACAGCTTACTTAGAAACAGGCGATATAGAAGTGCCAGGTGCTACTTCCTCAATCACAATGGTAAAACCCATCGTGGATGATGGCTCTGGGTCGGTAGCTTTGTTATCTCGTAGGCTTTTATCGGAAGCCACAGCATTTAGCTCTCAGACCGCAGCAGATAGCGAAAATAGAGTGTCTGTGCGTGGTATAGGGCGGTATCATCGTCTACAATTAACACCTACAGGTAGCTGGACATCGGCAGTAGGATTGGACATTGATTTAAGCCAACTAGGAACTAGGTAATGTTTAGAGTTTTACCGCCATTCGGATCAGATCAGCGTGGAATTGCTGAGGTAGTCAATGGCATTATGAATGGTAAAACTAACAATACAGGGTCGGTTACTTTAGCTACAGGTGGTGCAAGCACTACGACACTAACAGATGCTCGGATTGGTTCAGGATCAGTAATTATCCTAATGCCAAGCGATGATGTATCTGCTAGTGCGTTTTACCCTTATTTAGCTGTACAAGACGATACAGACCAAGCTGCGACAACAACTACAGCAGCCAATATTATGTCGTTTAGCACTACAGACTATGCATTAGGTGCAAGTCTAGTAACTAGTACGAAACTAACAGCAGGTTACTCTGGACTCTACAACATTCAGTTTAGTGTGCAGTTTAAAAGCACAGTTAATGATCCTGAGTTTGTAGATGTATGGTTTAGAAAAAATGGTACTAATGTAGCAGCATCAAACAGTAAATTTGGTATCTCACAAAGAAAAAGTGCAGGCATTCCAAGTCATATGATTGGCTCATTAAACTTTTTTATTGGTTTAGAGAAAAACGATTATGTAGAGTTAGCTTGGAGACCATCTGATATTGGTGTAACGATTGAGCATTTTGGTACAGATACTTCACCTACTAGACCAGCAACACCTAGCATCATAGCCACAATGAGTTATCTATCATCGAATGGCTATACCAGTAATCTTTTTACAATGCCTTATATATCGGCAACGACAGCAGGAAGTGCAACCATTAGTCATCCTGCTAATTCAGTATCAGGTATGACTTATAAATATATCATCGTAGGATAGGAAAATTATGGCAACAACTACACAAACCTCGTCAGTAGATCCAGCACTATTGCCCTACCTTACCCAAGGTTTAGAGAGGGCGCGCAGTCTATTTCTTACAGGTCAACAACCAGAGTTCTTTCCTGGTCAGACCTATGTAAGCCCATCGGCTGCGACTACTGAGTCTATTGCCCAACAAGAGGCATTGGCTCGTCAGCAAAGCCCTGTTCTACAACAAGCACAACAGGCTTATACATCATCTTTAGGTCAACTTGGACAAACGGCTGGTGGTGGATTCTTAAATGCAAATCCTTATCAACAAGCCATGATGGAGGCAGCCACTCGCCCACTAACACAACAATTTAGCCAATCCGTATTGCCAGGCATTTCGAGCCTTTACAGCAAGTCTGGTCGTTTGGGTAGCGGTAGTATGGAAAGAGCATTAGGAACGGCTACAGAGGCTTATGGGAGGTCTCTAGGGGATATTACAGCCAATATTGCAGGATCACAGTACCAACAAGAAAGAGGACTACAACAACAGGCTCAGTTGCAACAAGCTCAGTTGGCTGGTCTAGCACCTCAGTTCTATGGTCAACAGTTTTTACCTTCTCAGGCACTAGCCCAAGTTGGCGCACAACAAGAGGCAATCGCATTACAACCTCTACAAGAGCAGTTAGCTCGTTACCAGTTTGGACAACAGTTACCCTATCAGCAATTACAAGGCTATCTGTCATCGGTCTATGGCACTCCATTAGGAAGCTATGGCACACAGACAACTAACGCGCCTACCTATCAGAATCGTGGTGCTGGCATCCTTGGTGGTGGAATTGCAGGCGGTTTAGGCGGTTACGCACTAGGTCAAGCAACTGGTATCGGTGGCACTTATGGTGCTTTAGGCGGTGCAGCACTCGGTGGATTATTAGGCGGTGGATTCTTCTGATAATAGAAAAACTTAGTCTACATCGTTTAGAGGAGTTTTTTGAACTGGTTACCAAGATGGTAGCCGAGGCAGAGTTTTCTTATGCAACACCAGAGAAGCACAAGATTCTACAGTTATTTAAGAACCCTAATGCAGTAGGTTTTATCGCACTAGAACACAACAGAATTGTTGGGTTTATATCTGGTCTATCGCATGAATACTTTTTTAGTAATCGTAAGCGAGTAAGTGATCTAGGGTTCTTTGTATTGCCTGAGTATCGAGGTAGTAGAGCAGCACTTAAACTAGTAAAATCACTAGAAACATGGGCTAAAGATATGGGTGCAGATGATCTGCATTTAGGACAGACAACAGCAGTAGAGATGGATAAAACCAGACAGTTTTATGAAAGACTAGGTTATAAAACTGTTGGCTTTAATACAGTCAAACACTTAAAGGATTAATTATGTGCGGTTCTAACCCTGTAGAAGCTATTACAGACCCTATCTCTGATGCATTAGGTACATCAGGCGGTGGCGGTGGCATCCTAGGCGGTGCAGAAGATTTAGTTAAAGGTGCAGGCAATGTTCTTGCAGAATCAGATAAATTTGTAAACAGAGAAATACCAGGTGGTTATGCTTTGCCTGCTGCTTTGGGCATTGCTGCTACTACTGGTTATTTAGACCCATCTTTATTAGCTCCAGAAGCAGCATTTACTGGAGCAACAGAAACAGGTCTTGCAACCCTTGCAGGAGAAGGTGCAGCAGCAGATACAGTAGGAGCAGCATTATTATCTGGTGCAACAGAGGCAGCAGCAGCAGAAGCAGCTACACAGGCTTTGCCATACACACTCGCAGCAGATGCCTCTAACCTAGCAACTAGTGGTTTTAATGAGGCTACTATTGCACAGAACCTTACGGCATCAGGTGTAGATTCTTTTGTTGCAGCAGATGCAGCTAATTTAGCAGCCCAAGGATTAAGTGAAGAAGCTATTGCACAGGTATTGTCTCAATCATATACAGCAGGAGAACTAGCAGGCACAGGTCTTACATCTAATGCTTTAGGTGCAGCATCTCAAGGAATAACTGCTGGTCAAGCCCTACAAGGACTCAGAGCAGCAAGTGGTTTACTAGGTGGTAGACAACAACCACAACAACCAATGCCACAAATGCAGATGGGCGGTAGAACACAGATGCCACAAGGCAATGTTGATTACTCTGGCATTTATAACTTATTAGCTCTACAGAGAGCAAGAAATCCAAATTCTTTACTAGGATAAATTATGGCAATTGATCTATCAGCTTTATTCGGACAACAACCAGACTATTCTCAGTTTATTAGTCCTGCCGAAACACAACGGATGCAGTCTGGTGCTGGTCAGCAAGCCCTGTTAAACGCTGCCATTGCCTTGCTAGGACAGTCTGGACAAACAAGACAGCCTATCAGCACAGGACAAATACTAGGTAGCGCATTGGGCGCAGGCATGGAAGGCTATAACCAATCATTTGACCGCAGTCTAAAGCAGATGGTAACTAGTATGCAATTGGGTGAATACCAAAGAAAACAACAAGCACAAGATTTAGCTAGAAAAGCATTTACACAAACTCCTGTTCCTATTCCAATGGCTACAGGTGCAGAATCGCAATTGGGTATGCTTTCTCTCCCTCAATTTGGTGGAGATATGCCAGGTGTTCGTGGAGAGCCATTAGCATTAACGGAGACAGCAAGAACATTAGAGCAAAATCTTCCAACAAGAACTACTGTAGACATGAATAAGCTAATACAAGCATTGTCTATGAGTGGAACGGAAGGAATGATAGAGGCAGCAAAATTAGCAGCACCAAAAGAAGGAATGAAATTATCTGATGTTGCTGGCGGTGTCAAAGAGGCTGTACAGGTATTGGGTATTAGAGACGAGCAAGGAAAATTAAAAACTCCTGATTTATTTACAGCAGAAGATCAATCTAGAGTTAATAAATATATCAATGACAAAACAGCACAGCAAGCACCAAAAATTAATGTAAGCGATCCTACTGCTGTTGGAAAAGCACAATCTGAAAATGTTAAAGAATTTAACAGTTTAATAAAAAATCAAAGAGAAGTTGCAACACGATATAGTGGTATGGTTCAAGCATTTAAACAATCAGGAAATCCAGCAACAGACTCCACATTAATTTATGGATTAGCAAAAATTTATGACCCAGGTGGTGCAGTTCAGCAAGGAGATATAAAAACTATTGTTGGCAATCCAAATATTCCAGAAAGAGTTCAAATCTTGGCACAACAACTTACAAGAGGTGGAAATTTAAGTCAACCACAACGAGACAATTTAATGTCTACTGCATATGTTATTGTTCAAGATGCTAAAAAAAGAGTTCAGCCTGATGTAGACACATACAGAACATTTTCTAAAAACTTTGGTGCTGATCCAAATCAAATTAAAAATCCATTTGATGATATTCCAAAACCAGATACAATTCTTGTGCCTTTTAGCGGAAGGCAAGTAAAGGCAAAACTTGCACAAGACGGCAAATACTATGTTCAACAAGGCGAAAAATATTTTATGGTGAGTGATTAATGGCTACTTTAATTCCAGTTCAAGGCAACCCTTTTGCACAACAAGAACCAAAAAAAAGAGAGTCAATATCAGCAGCAGAATTAGGACTTCCACAATTACCTGTGCCAACAGCAAAAACACCTGAAATTACAAGTGCTATGGTAAAACCAATGGAAAGTCTAAAGATGTTTTTAGGCACTCTTACAACTACAGACCCAAGAGCTTTGCAAGACATTGTTCTTAGTTCTGTAGAAGGCGCACAAGGTGGAGAGGATGCTCAAGGCAATCCATATGTTGTTATTAATGGAAAACCATTTTATACAAACAAACAGGGTTTATCTCCTGTAGATGCCATTGGGTTTGGTGGTGATTTGTTAGCATTTTTACCAGCAGGAAAACTAGCATCTATGGCAAAAGGAGTTTTTGCTAGGTTAGGGATTGCTGGTGGTGCATCTGGCGCAATTTCAACAGGCAAAGAATTTGGCGCACAATTGCTTGGTTCTCAACAACAAATAGACACTACAAAAATTGCATTAGATACTGCATTTGGTGGCGGTGGTCAATTAGTTGGAGATGCATTAACAACATACCTAAGAAGTCGTAAGCCAGTAATAAATGCATCTGGTGATGTATCTAAGCAATTTGCAGATGAGTTAAAAAAAGCTGGTATTAATATTGATGAATTTGGTCAAAAAGGTAAAGAAGCAATTATTACTGCTTATCGCAATTTAGGTTCTGGATTTGCAAAAGAAGCAGAGAGAGTAACTGGTGCTGCAAGAGTAGCTGAGTCAGGCAATATTCCATTAACTGTTGGACAGGCAACAGGCGATGTTCGCCAAATTGCCAAAGAAGAAGCAATGAGACAAGGTGGTAGAGGTGGTCTTGCTCAAAAAATAATGCAAAGGTTTGAAGAAGGTCAAAAACTTGCTATTAGCAAGGAAGCAACTAAATTAGGAGAAGAAATTGCTCCATTGTCTACTGTTGGAACTCAAGCAGAAGCTGGCGGTGCTTTATTTGAAACATTAAGAGCAAAGCAAAAAGACTTAAAAAAAGCAGTCTCAAAAGCATATAGTGATACAGACCTTAGAACATTGGCAATACCAACAGAAACTACATCTACATTAACAAGTAAGATTTCTGATGTTATTAAAGAAGGTGATTTTATTCTTAATACAGAATTGACACCTGCTGCATCAAATGCTTATAGTTCACTTGTAAATATTATTCCAAAAATAGACAAGGCTAATGTAACTCAAATTAATTTAAAGTCCTTAGAATCTACAAGAAGAACATTGGGTCAATATTACAAAGCAGCAGCAAACGATGCCGATAGAAATGCTGTATCTATGCTTACAAAACAATTTGATGATTGGTTAGATGACACAATTACAAAAGGTCTTGCTAGTGGAGATTTAGATCAATTAAGTAAATTAAAAGAAGCACGAACATTGTCAAGAGATTATTTTAGTAAATTTAAAGTAGATCCTAGAGCTCCTGATGTAGATGCACAAAAAGTAATTGATAAAATTGTTAGCAAAGATTTAACTCCTGTAGAAACAATGAACTATTTGTTTGGTGCTGCAAAATTAGGAGATAACCAAACAGCAGTTAGAACAGCAAGTAAATTTAAAGAAATTTTTGGTGAAAACTCACCAGAAGTTAATGAATTTAGAAAAGCTGCATATTTAAGGTTAGTTCAAGATACTCAAGGAAACATTAAGCCTGCAAGTAAAATTGTTAATGAATTAGACGAGCTTATTATGGGTAGAGGATCTGCATTAGCAAAAGAGGTTTTTACTCCAGAACAAACTAAATCATTAAGAGATTTTAGGTCTGCTATTAGCAAAACATTAACACCAGCAGAAGCTACAAACCCATCTAAGACAGGCTATGAAATTGCAAGGCTTGGTGAAGATTTGTTTAAGGGCGTTGGCATATTAACTATGGCTGGTGGAGATGTTGTAAGTGGAGGTGGCATAACAGCACTAGGTGGTATTGTAAAACCAGCTATAGCTGGTGCTCAAGCACTTAGGGCAACAAGAGGTATTTCTATTCCATCTCTACAAAATATTTATGGTGCTCCTGTTGGCATTGCTGGCGGTAATATTGCTGCCGATTTGCTAAGAGAAAGAGAAGATATGCAAATGCAAGGATTATTAGGAGAGTAACTAATGCACCAAATAAACCAAACATTGCATAAGAAATATTACCTAGAGCTATTGACAAAGCAACAATACAGTTTTTTAGCATAGTCAATATTATACAAAGTAAAGTTATAATTAAGGAAAATCATGGCATATACAAAATATTCTCTAACCCCTTCTAGTAACACAGCAGCACCTCCAGATGGTGCGCCAGAGGGAATGTTGCCATCAGCAGTAAACGATACTATGCGCGATATGATGGCGCAGATTAGAGACTGCGGAGATGGTATTCGAGATGGTACATATACCATGACTGCTGCCAAGATCACAGGTGGCTCTATTACAGGTATTACTTTTAGTTCTATTGTAGTTACAGGTGGAACTATTACAGGCATTACAGACTTAGCAGTAGCAGATGGCGGTACAGGGGCATCTACAGCAGCTAATGCAAGAACAAACCTTAGTGCTGCTGGTAGTGGTGCTAACTCAGACATTACTTCTATAACTGGTCTGACAACACCTTTAAATGTTGCACAAGGTGGTACAGGCGCAGCAACTCATACATCTAAAGGCGTATTAATTGGTAATGGTACATCTGCGGTAACTACAGTATCTCCAAGCACATCTGGGAATGTATTAACTTCAGATGGTACGAGTTGG